CGAGTTGTTTAAGGCAACCTACATCAACGACCGAGTGCGGAAGGTTGAGCGGATGATTAACTACCTCGGTAGCTTCAACGGCGTGGAGGGGATGGAACTTATCCCTGTTGAGCCAATCACCGAGCGACTCAGCGAAACCGCAATGATTCAAGCGATGACCCCAACGGAATTGCGTGAGAAAGCAGGACTGCCAGCCATTGAGGTCAAGACCGAGAGCAGCGTGCAGGATGTCATCACGGCCATCAACAGCCTTTCTCCGCTTGTTGCAAACAAGGTGCTGGAGTCAATGTCACCTAATGAAATCCGTGCGCTTGTGTCGCTTCCTGCGAAGGCAGAGGGCCAAGGTCTTTCGCCTGATACGGCAACCGAAGTCAGCCCCGAACCAACTGCACCGCAGGGCTTGGCTTCCAACGACAACATCAAGAAGCTGTCAGGCCGTGAGTACCAGAACCTGATGCGGATTGTGCGGCACTATGCCCAAGACAAAATCACGCTGGACATGGCTCGCACCATGCTGGCATCGGGATTCGGATTGAATGCAGACGAGGTAAACACCTTGCTCGGAGTGCAGGAGCAGAAGTTCAGCAATGACCCGAACGAGCCATGGTGGGGTGAGGAAGATGACGAGAGCGACATCGGTTGGGGTGATGAGGAGTTTAAGGTATTAGAGGTCGTTGCCAGCAAGTTCGGCAGCAATGCCGATGAGTATGTTGTCATGAACTCACGGCCAATTCGATTTGATTCCGACTTGGACACCCAAGTGCGTCAAGCCTTCGCAGAACTTGGCGAGGAGGAGAAGGAGTTGGATAAGAAGATTGAAGCCTACCGCAAGAAGAACCGTGATGCCAGCGTTGAGGAGATGGCCAAGGAGTTCGGGGTCAGCAAGGCGAAGGTCGCCAAGCGTGTGGCCTACCTGATGAACAAAGACCGCTATCCCATCGCAAGGGCCGTGGACACCATCGCCAAGGAAGGCGCAAAGCCAACGGCCGAACCAGTGCTTGAAGTGCGGTACAAATACGCATGGGCCGCAGGATTCAGCAATGCCGACAAGAGCAGCAGCCGTGAGTTCTGCAAGGTGATGCTGGACTTGGCTGACCAAGGCAAGGTCTATACTCGGCAGGATATTGACGGCATCTCTTCCATCATGGGCTACTCCGTATGGAATCGCAGGGGTGGTTGGTATCACATGAAGAATGGCGTGAATCGTCCGCAATGCAGGCACGTTTGGGAGCAGCAAATCGTCATCCGTAAAGGCAACAAAATCAGCAAAGCATGAAGGCACTATTCATAAGCGAGCAAACGCTCTTGGACAATTCGGTCATCAACGAAAACGTCAGCTTTACGCAGATACGGCCTACCATCGTAAAGGTTCAGGAAATGCGGATTCAGCCAATCGTTGGGTCTGCCCTGTACAGCGAATTGGTGGGGCAGGTGGTCAGCGGTAGCACGACTGCGCTGAACAACACGCTCTTGGATGATTACATTCAGCCTGCGATGGTGCAGTGGCTATACTACGAGTTGCCCATGGTTCTCGCCTTTAAGTACATGAACAAGGGCATGGTTCGCAGGACGAGCGAGGAAAGTTCCCAAATGAGCATGGATGAGATTACCCGACTGACGGACAAAGTCAAGAACGATGCGGAGTGGTATTCCGAAAGGATAACCCGCTACCTCATGGAGAACCGTAGCGATTATCCGCTCTTTAACTCCCCTCCATCAGCCATCGACACCATCTACCCCAACGGCACGAACTACAATACAGGCATGGCCTTGGATGCAAGAACCCTGCGCCGTGGTGCTGGCTTGGATAGACCTTGGCCGTATGGCTACGACCCCTACTGCAATAACTGCTAATGATGGGCGCACACGCAAAAAACATCCTGAAACTCCAAAAATATGTCTTGGATAAAAATCAAGCAAGCCTTGCTGACGCTTGCAAACAGCCATCCGCAGGTGAACTCCTTCGGAACAGGCGACCCGCTTGCCATCGGGACGGACAACACGATAAACCTGCGAACCCCAAGCCGTGAGCGCATCGTCTATCCGTTGGTGTTTGCGGACGTTCAGTCAGCGACTACGGATGCGGGTACTCTTAGCCTTGTGGTGGGGGTCTATTTCTCTGACAGGGTGGAATCCATTGCCTCGATGGGCGGAGTGGTTTCGGGCAGTCCGACATTGGGTTGGCAGGATAACGAAGATGAGGTTCTAAGCGACCAACTGCAAATCGCTCAGGACTTCATTAGCTCGCTTACAAACGACCCAAGCCAAGAATGGACGCTAAGTACCAGCGTTAACCTGACGCGCTTCGTAGAGAGCCGAGATGACCGTACGGCAGGGTGGGTAGCTACGCTTACCTTTGAAATACCGTACTCGCACTCCGTTTGTGAAATTCCATCATAATTTACATTTACCCTAAAGCAACTAAAATGCCAACTCCAATTCTACAACAAATGCTCGGCCAAGGTGGTACGATGCAATTCATTGACGCTGCTGTAAGCGGTGCGAACTTCGACTTCATCGTGGTTAATGCCGCCGCAACCTTCACAACCCTCACGGGTACAGGAGGCGAGAACTTGCTGACTGCCTACGCTATGAGCGGCAAATCCGTTGCTGCTGGCATCGTTATCAGCGGCAGGAACGGCGGCAAGATTACGGCGGTTACTCCAAGCGCAGGTTCCGTCATCGGTTACACCTTCCTCTAATGCTAATCGGCTACGGCTACGGCTATCCCACGAACATGCTCCAAGGTGGCGTTGCTGCTGGAGTTTGGGCCTTGTTCAACGCAAGGGCAACCGCTGACGGGGCGACCGCTGCCGAGGCTGCCGTGGATGGATGCCTCTTCAATCGATTTGCAGTCATCTACAATTTCTAACAATGCCAACCCCATCGCTGATTTTAGTCCCTGCTCGCTTTAAGACGGGTAAACTTTACACACCCTTAGCAACGACTTCGGGCGGTGTGGTCTTGGGTCCATCGGGCGACTTCAATGTAACTCGTGCAACGACTGCAACAAGGGTCAACGCAAGCGGATTTATTGAGGTTGTCGCTTCGGGGATACCGAGGTTGGACTACTTCGCCAGCGGTGGGGTGGTCGGGTGTCCTGCGTTGCTCGTGGAGCCGAGTGGGCAGAATTTGGCTTTGCAGAGTGAGAACTTTGTCACGACTTGGGCGGCAAATAACTTAAACATTACATCTGGATTCACATCACCATTTAACAATGCAAATGGAACACTAATTGAAGCAACATCAGTTGCAGGGAGATTAAGACAAACAATTGCGGCAATTACCAGCGGAACAACGCACACATTCTCTTTATTTGCAAAAGCTGATAGCTTTGCCCTTACAAGTGGTATTACTTTAACTGTCAATGATGGAACTTCATCAAACTATGCATCAGGCGTTTGTCAAGCATTTCGACTTGACACAGGGGCATTAGGTACAAGTGGAACTGTTGGCGCAGGGTTTACTCTTACAAGAGCAAGCATCGAAAATTACGGCAACGGATGGTATCGATGTAACATGACTGTTACCGCATCTTACACGCCTGCTACCAGTATTATAGGAGTTCGTGCTACATCAACAATCTCAGCTGGTCTTCCATCTACGGCAAGTGGTTCTACGGTTTACATCTGGGGCGCACAACTCGAAACAGGCTCCATTGCAACCTCCTACATCCCAACCACCACCGCAGCAGTCACACGGAATGCTGATTTGATTTTCACAAGCGGAGCGGTCAGCGGGAGTATCGGGCAGACGCAGGGAACGATTTATGCGGAGGTGGATGTGAGGAATTTCCCATCTCCTTCAAGGCTAATTGGACTTAGCGATGGAACGTCCAACAATAGAATCATAATTATATTTAACACCTCCAATAGAATAAGATTATTGGCGACCGTTTCTACGGCATCACAAGTTGACATTAATTCATCGTCACAAGTTGCTGGTATATTCAAAATTGCGGTTGCATATAAAGAAAACGACTACGCATTTTATATCAATGGCTCGCAAGTCGGTACTGATACATCTGCTTTGGTTCCAGCTTGTTCAGCCATTTTCCTTGGAAATTCAGAAACAGGTTTAGCAGGTAGCAATCTCAACGACCGCATCCGTGCCGCCGCACTCTACACCACAAGGCTGACCAACGCCCAACTAGCCGCACTCACCACGCCATAATGCCCACATTCCGCAAATACGAGTTCGCCAATTACGCTGACTTTCGCGCCATTCACGATGCGGAGGCAGAGCCGAATACCTGCGTAGAGTTGGGCCATGTGAACCCCGACAATGCCAAAGCCTACTGCGTGGACATCCTTTGGGAAGGCGCAGAGCCAACGTATTGGGTGCGTCATCAGGTGTGGCCCAAGCCCTGCGGTGTGCATTCTTTCCTCGGCTGGGATGCGCAATACGAAGCAGATTACCAAGAATTTGCAACACCCCAACCCAAGTAACATTTCCCCTTATGCGACTATTCCGCAAGCGTAACCCCAACAACCCCAATCTCATGCAGTCAGCAATCATCGCACTTCTTCGCCACTTACTTACGTTCATCGGCGGAACCCTCGTAGCCAAGGGCATCCTTGACGCAACCGCCCTCACCGAAATCATCGGCGCAATCATCAGCATCGTGTCGGTGTCTTGGATGGCCGTCAGCAAGTACAACGCCCCTGCCCAGCCCAAGGCGTGAACCTAATCGAAACCACCGTAATCGGCACGGTCAGCGCAATCGTTGGCGGTGCTGTGGCTTGGCTTACACGGGGTCGCTTTACGGCGGATAGCCTGCAGGTGAAGCAAGCCCAAGCGGTGCTGGCTATGTGGCAGCAGACGGCGGAGGCGCAGCAGAAGGAATTGGCGCAACTAAGGAATGAAATCGTAAGTTTGCGAGAGCGGATAGAGTGTTTGGAGAACACAATCCAAGTGCTTGAAGCCGAGAACGCAACCCTACGAAACGCCTAATGCTCCTACCACTTACCAAGCACCACCGCAACATCCACGACCTTTCCTGCCAATCGGGGCAGGAGTTCCTGTTAATCTCCGACCTGCACTGGGACAATCCGCACTGCGACAGGGGTCTGCTCAAGAACCATTTGGAGGAGGCCGTCAAGCGGAATGCAGGGGTCATCGTCAACGGTGACTTTTTTTGTTTAATGCAAGGCAAGGGCGACCCAAGGCGGAGCAAGGAGGACATCCGCCCCGAACACAACAACGCAAGGTATTTGGATTCCATCGTCAACACGGCGGTGGAATGGTTCAGCCCCTACGCCAAGAACCTGCTCCTGCTCGGTTATGGGAATCACGAAACGAGCATAATCCATCATCAGGAAACCGACATTCTGCAACGCTTTGCCAGCACCTTGAACTACGCCACAGGGTCAGCGGTGGAGGTTGGTGGCTACGGCGGTACGCTGGACATCCGAGTGATGCACGACCATCTGCGAGGGGTGAACTTCGTCTGCCACTACTATCACGGTGCAGGAGGTGGCGGCCCAGTTACCAAGGGCGTTATCCAAGACCAACGCCTACTTGCAGCCACCGAAGGCTATGACCTCACATGGATGGGCCACGTTCACGAACTATACTACCATCAAAACATCATCCACCGCTATGACCGCCAAACCAAAACGCTCCTGCAGAAACCTGTTCACCAACTTCGCACTGCGACGTACAAAGAGGAATGGGATGGCGGGTACATGGGCTTTCACACTGAACGAGGCCGAGGCCCGAAGCCTCTTGGTGGATATTGGATGAAGCTGGAAACGAGCAGAAACAGCAGCAAGGATAATCGAGGCCCAGAGGTGCAGTTGCACGCCACGTTCACCCCTGCGGATAGGTTGTACTAACCCCTCGATTTCGATGGGATTGGGGAATAAATTCTCCACTATACGCCCAAAAACAGGGATTATTTTCCATAAAAACTACACCTGCGGAGGCTTGCCCGCCGCCGTGAGATAGAGGTAACCGTACTCCTTCTCTGCGCTGAATCGAGGGCAGTCCTTGGTCACCCCTGCGAAATCCCTGTGGCCGCATATCCGAGCCGTGGGGTACTTCTGCAACCATCCCAGCAACACCGCTGCAATCGCTTGCCTTTGGCCGATAGTGCGGTCATCCTTGTCCTTGCCGCCAATATAACTGACGTGCAGGCTTGTTGAATTATGACCCCGCACCCCGTTGGTAATGGCCGAATCGGGAGCGAGTTGCACGATGTTCCCGTTGGATTCAATGATT